CGAGTGATGTTTGTAGTTTCTAATCCCGTACGTTCTCTAATAAAAATATACAATGCTTTTTTATTGAAATCTTCAATGTTTTGTCTTGTCTCGAAAATATGAAGTATTGAATCAGCAACATGTATATCTGTAGAATTAGAAAAAATATAGTTTAAATTTTCATAACAATAATCAACATACGCATCCATGAAGTATTTTAACGTTTCTTGCATTTCATCATTATGCATTTCCGTTATAATGTTACGTTGTTCATCAACATTTAATTCTAAAGTGTCAGCTTTTAGTTTGCTATAAGCCTTTTGATTTTCAGCAATTAAATAGTTAAATGACGTTCTTGTATAATATGAATATGCTTTCCCATTCTCAGGATTAAACTTGTTTAAACGTTCTGTTAGATATGTAACTAGATCTGTTTGTAGATCCATAAACGTTGAATCAATATAAGTTGGTTTAACTTTATTAATTAAATTTTCAGCTAACTTCATGAAAGCTGGGTAAATAAATCTACGATATATTTTTTCGCGCGTTACTGGACTATCTTCTATTTGATTGTACGCAGAAATTGCTATATCTGTTATTTTTGTAAAGTAAACATTACTTTTCTTCCTGCGCTTCGCCATCAAATTGTCCTTTAAGATCTGTTATAACTTCTTTTAATAATTTAAATGTAGTACCAGCCTCATCCTCAGATTCGAACGCACCTAGTCGATCAATTTCATTCATAACATCATATGATTCTGAAATTTTTCCGAACATATATTCATTAGTTAATTCTAATTCTTCTATATATTCTTGAGCTTCTGCAAGTTTACCGGCAAGAAACCAAATTCTATAAGCCGTATAAACAATTGCAGCAACCAATATTAATATTGTTACTATATACATGATTAATCCTGATTAAATGCACTAAAAATATCCGTTAACGTTTTTTCGACGTCTGGATTATTTTCTGCAAGATTTTTTAAGCCATTACTTTTTGTAATTTTGCTTTTTTCTACTACCGGTTTTGGAGTTTCTTTATCACGGTTTCTCCATCGTTCAAACTCAATTTGAGCTGCCATATGGTCTCCGTGATGTAAAAGAATAGGTAAATTGGTTTTTAATTTAGCCTGAGCCGATCGCGCAACAAAATATGGTTTATTTGCATCATCATACATTCCATCATGAATTTTAATTGCTTGATATTCATTCCAAGACATTTTAACACCATATTCCTGCAACAACCAAATAGAAAGATCTGGTACCATTGTGAATGGAATATTCTCATTGTGCTTGTACATCTTGTTTTGATTTTTACGGTGCCAGTCTGAAGTCTCTACTTGATATACTTCATTACCTTCTCCCGGAAAGCCTACTTTACCTAAATCATGATGCATTGCTGCAAACACCATTTCTTCTTCAGTATAACCAGACATATCAGAACCCATAGCTTTCCAAGTCATATACAATGCTTTTGTGCAATCAATAACTCGAAGTACATGATCTATATAACCTCCTGCAAATGCATTATGAAAATGTGCTACTGAAGAAGCTGGCATTAATGCTATTCGATCTTCTAAGTCATCATACATTCGATTCAACGCATCTTTACGTGTCGGAAATGTTACATTAACTATAGATCTATATTCTTCCCAGTTATTTTTAATTTTTTCTGCTTCTAACATAGTTTATATAAATAATAGTATCTTATTTACGGATTTCCAAAGTTTGTCCGTTAACTAATTTAGAAGTGCATTGCCAACATGTAATTGCTGTAGCATTCGAGTCAACTCGGTCCGAAACATTGTCGCAATATTTACATTGTAGCTTTTTAAATCCGCGCGGAGCGGGAGCGCTTTTTACTTTTGCCATGTAGTTTTAGATTTATTCTCGATCAATATAATATCTTGCAGAATCTAATTTATTTAATGCTTCTGCTAAGTTTGTTAATGCAGATGCTAAATCTGTTTTGCCTTCTTTAATTGTTCGGCCGACATTTTTAATGATTTCACGTGCATCTTCGATATCATCTGTAATTTTTGCTTTGTAGCGATACTGTGCTTTCATAACATTTCTTTTTATTAATTTATAATAAATATTAATCTACTAAAATCAGGCCTTCTTTCCACTTATCAACCCCTACTTGTAAAATAGCTTGTTCTTTTGCCTTGGCCTCAACCATAACATCTAATGCATCAACACCGTATGTGTTAGGTAATGTTAAAATAAAGTCAGCATGAGCTTGTTCTTTGATCTTGCTAAACTCTTTATACATCTTTTCAAAAGTAGGCCAATTCGGTAAATCTTCTTGTGCAATACCATGCTTATCACAAATACCTTCAATGAGACGTTGTGCTTCGCGTCGACGCGATTCGGAATAGTGAGTACATTGAGTAACGCCATGTCGCGTCCAAGTTTCTCGAGCCATAAAGAATGCTTCTTGTTCAGACAAATCACCGGTATTGAATGTATGATGCCAATAATCAAATGTAATCGGAATAGCAATGTCGGTATGCAACATTTCATACAAGTCGCGAACCGAATACATAGAGGCTTTGTCATCATTTTCAATAACTAAACGAGACTTAAGATTATCAGATAAACGATCCCAGTTATGCAACCAACGGCTAATAGTTGACCCCTTATCACCATAGGTAGCGCCAACATGAATATTGATTTTGTTTTCGAAGCTAGGGGCAAAACCCATCATATCGAACAATTCGGAATGACGTTCTAAACTAACAATACTGTTGTCAACAACTACGGGGTCGGGACTACCTAAGATATGAAATGGACCGGGATGCGTAGTAATACGATGGCCATGTGCTTTCGCATAATCGCCGGCTGCTCGAAGATGTTGTGAAATTTCATCGATGCCTGGTAGGTCAGCTAACTCATAATGATTCCATCGAGGAAATAATTCAGAGCCTAAACGAAACAATCGAATGTCATGCTGTTCGTTCCATTGCAGTATCTTAATAAGATCTTTTGCATTAGCTAAAGAAATATCAGATGCTAACTGTAAACCACCTTGTCGAAATTTCTTATCAATCATTGTGCGACCGGTACGGATACCTTGTGCGCTAAGTTGCATATTGATACATGCATAACCGAATCTAATCATAGGATTTTTTTATTAATATAAGAAAAATTATTCGTATTACAAAGAGATATGTTTTTTTTCAATCGTATATTTATATAAAAGAAACCTAAAAGGAAATTATAATGAAAAATATTTTAGCAGAAAATTTATTGAGATTTGTTCCAAAAAATTTATCTGAATCTGATATAAAAAGATTGCAAATGTTAATGGAAGCTGCTACTGCAGTAGATATGAATAATATAAATTCAACATTAAAGACTTTAAATACAACACTCATTAGCATAACTAACAGGAGTAAAGAAAAAGATTTAGAAAATGCTGCAGTAAAATATTTTAGTACTGCCGGTCAATATTATTTAAAATTATATGATCCAAATGCTACTAGTTTTACGGGGTTATTTGACTTAAAGACTCGTAATTCGATGGATAGATCAAATCCAGATGGTACAAGCCCTGGTGGATGGGATTGGGGTTACATAGAAACTCCAAATGTAGGATTAGGTTTGTTTAAGACCGACCCTGGAAATTTTATAAAAACTAATACTACAATGGAATGGGTATATGGAGCATTGCCTAATTCGAGTAAAATTGTTGATACTCTCTCTGGAAACTTAGAAGACCATAAAAAGAATTTACAAGAAGCAGTGAAATATGGAGTTAATTCTAAAGATCAAGAGGTTGCTTTATCTCAAATTAGCCAAATTAATCAACTATTAGATACATTAATTAATGATATGCAAACCTTAGTTGATAAATGGCCTGCTGGCAAAGTTGTTTTATTAGCAAATGCAGGCGCTGGCTATGAAATGAATTTATATAATAATGGAGATCCGGAAGTTAGTATCACCTCCGGAGGAGAAATTAAATAATATACTTAATTATACGTAGCAGCTAATATCAAATATTTTTGCGATATATCAGAAGTACGTTCTCCATTTAATATATAACTAAATTCAAATCTATAAACGTTTTGATCTGAATTAATAGTAAATCTATTTTTTATCGTTATTGTTTCAGCGACTGCAATATGATATTCATCATACTGTGCAAAATATGATATTTTATATTTAAACTTCGCGAAGTTTGGCAAGTTATTTAAAACTACGTCAATTCTTGAATCTGAGATTTCGATCGAATCATATACACTATTTGTATAAATCATTGTCGAATTTATTATTTCAGTTTTTGCAAATTTTGGAAACTTTTCTATAAATTCTTTTCTAGATTCTTTAGTTCGAATATATTGTTTAAGAATAAATCCCCATTCGTTTGCATCATATTGTGCATTAATAAAATTAGATAATGCAATTGCGAAGATTAAAACTAACTTTTTCATATCCGTAAAATTTAAATGAATAACTCTCTTATTTATACTTTATATATAAGAAAAATATTTTATATTTCCAAATCTAAGTACTTTTCTTTTATGACATATTTATATAAAAGAAACCGTAAAGGATTATAACAATATGAAATTAGAAAAATTATTAGCAGAAAACATGCTTAGATTTGGAGTTAAGAATTTAAATGATATAGAGGTAAGTAATATTACTGCTATCATGGAACAGACTGCAACTTCAATTCCAAAGACATATAAAGAATTTGCTGCCTTAGATGCGCCCGAAGTAGTAGCAACACCTGGATATACTGAATTGTTTACGCGTGTATTTGAGATACAGGCTGGTAAAGGCAACGGCTATAATAACTCTACACAACAAGCAACTGAAACAATCGGTTGGTGGACTAATTCTCCGCAGTTAAATAAACAACAGTCTAACGCAAAAAATTATACTAACAATGTTATTAAAAATATTGAAGCTGCAATCAATGCCTTAGAATCAATTAAGTCAGGAAAAATGTCTGCAGAACTACAAGACTTAGATAATCGATTAGCCTTATTAAAACAAGCTAAAAGTAAATTAGATAACTTAGTAGCCGATAATATTTATATAACTGGATGGAATCCGTATAATTCAGCAGCTGATAAGATATATCTATTATCACAAAAAACATATGCATGGGATGATCCGACTGTCGTACGTGCTAGAACTCCATTTACAAGCGAATTGAACAAATTTATTAAAAATGTAGATGGCGAATCTGCACCAGGTAAACAAATTTATACTAAACAAACATTTTCAGCAATACCTAATGATATTAAAATTAAATTAGTTCAAGAGTCTGTGCAAAAGGCTAGAAACTCAGGCAAACCTATAAGCAAAGCCGATCGAATATTTGTTGGTCCGAAAAATACTGCTGCATTATATTCTAAAACATCTACTAATGCCCCTGAATCTGAATTAGTACCATTAGCATTCCCAATTGCATATCCGCCGAAAGATCCAAATTCACCATTAGTACAAAATTTCTTCGGAGATGATCAGTTTGTAGTATCTGGAGAACAAAAAGCTTCATTTAATAGTATGCTTCAACAAGCAGTTGAATTTTGTAAGTCACAAGGTACTATTTTAGAAGTACAATATAAGGCTGGTAGTAGTACTAGTAAAGTTCCTACAAGTTTTGCTGGAGGTAATGCTGGGTTAACTGATGCGAGGTTGAAAGCAATCGAAGAAACATTAACTAGTACAATTTCAGGAAACGCTGATCTAAAAGGCATTAAAATAACAAAACTAGCTCCAGAACGCTTAGTTGAAGTAGGCCCCGCTTATGATCGAGCAAAATATTCATTAGATAAAAGAAAAGCAAACCCAGCTGTTAACGATGAGTATAACAAGATTTATGGGCCGTATCGAGGTAGTTACGGAGAATTTGTTATTATATATCAACCAAAACCAGAACCATCTCCTGAGGTACCTGGTGAAGATGTAAAATATACTCCTGTTGGTAATTGGGCAATTAAAGTTGATTGGTACGAAATACGTATCCCTTCAATCACTATACCAAAAATTGGTAAACTGCCAATTAAACATAAGGCATCTAATGCTAGAAGCTTTAATACAACAGCTTGTTGGAATGCATAAGAGATAAACTTTAAATGTAGATAAATAATAAATGGGAGCGATTTGCTCCCATTTTTTTTATTAATTCGAAAATACCACTACTGAATATATACTGTTATCAATTGGAGACTTAATAAATGATATTCCAATCTTCGTATAAATAGAATTCAATTGATTTTGATTATGTGATTTACTATTAGCCCATAAATCCAAAGCAGATTCTGCAATCGTACGATTTCGTATAAAACAAATATTATGTGTAACAGTTAAAGAATTTTCTCCAAACTTAGTTTTATACCAATCAAATTCTTTATCATATTCTATAAATCTATCAACTAATTTAGGAAACTTCCCATTAGTTTGTTCGTGTCCAACGTAACTATTAGCAACCATATATTTGCATTGATTATTTGCGGCTAAACATAATTCACTATCTATTTCTAATTCAGAAACATTATTATATCTTCTATATAGATTAAGTAAATCTAAAAATTCGGCTTGAATACCTGCAGAATCAATAGGTTGTTGTGTAAATGCAATTAATGAATCAACAGATTGCTTTGATCGAAATTCGTATGGTTTCGGATTTGTTTCGAATAATTTTACTGGATTTTGACTAAACCCAAAATTACTAATAACAACACTTAATACTAGAAATACTTTTTTCATAACTCTCTTTTTATACTTTAAATATAATAAAAAAAAGTTAAACGTCCAATTGAAATTAATCTTTTTTAATTGGTTTAGTAAAATCTAAAAAGCTTCGTTGTTTTTTGATTGCAGCATCTAACTCTGCGTTGCTAGAAACATTTCGTTTTTTTGTATTAGCGTTACCATTTCCTCGAGTGCTAGATGAAACAGCATCCGATTTGACAGATCGTTTTTTTCTAGTGTTAGTATCTTTTCCGTTAGCTTTTGTATCATTTGTTCCGCTATCTGTATTTCGTACTGGGCTTTCAGCGTCTGTCCTGCTGTAGTCGATAGAAACTGTTGTACGTCTAAATGTTTTTGGGGCACTTTCAATGCGTCTCTTAAGTTCGTCAACACCAATGGATCTTGTGTCTTCGAAGAAGATATATCCTGTGTTATAGTTCGTCTTTTGCCCCTGAATTTGGATACCACATGGATACTTAGTGCCTTCAGGCGATTCCACAGTATATTGAATACCCCAATTAGTTTGTTTTGTCCTTTTAACATAACCGTACTGTTTTGTACCAAGCCAAGAAAAACAAACCGCATCTCCTATTTGGAACTGCGGCTTATTAAACTTGTTTTGTAAATTGTCTGAAATTTTTTGTTTTTTTGCCATTGCAAAATTAATTAGTACATATAGTGGATATTTGATCAACTATATTAAATATTCGTAGGTACTTTGTTACCTTATCTTTCCGAAACATTTTCTCCATATCTTTATCTCGAGATAAAATATATCCAGATTCAAAGAATTTATAAATAATATGTCTTATTGCACGTAAACTATTAGATTCAATCATGATATTTTCATCGTCAATCATAATAGCAACTTGTTCAACGCCTTCAGTTTCTTCTGATAAACTATTTTTTGTTTCAGCCTTCGGTGTTTCTACATATTCTTGTATAGACCCAAAAAACTCCGATAAATCTAAATTACCAGATTGTTTAATGATTGCAGCATCATATATCTCAAAAAAGAATTGTACTCGTTCTTGCGGCGATAATTGTTTAAAGTAACTATACTCTGCATAGTTGACGTTAATTACGTTGAATACTGTTTTCATAAGGCAACACCTGTTTGATTTCAAATAAATTATCAATTTCTTCAGATGATAACTGTTTCTTTTGCATAATCAATCCACGTGCTTCGTACAAATCAATTGCCTGTACACGTCCTATAGGTTCACATGATGGATCAGATTTATAATAATATACATATGTACCCATAAGTTCATCTTATTTATTATAAATATAAACCTAATTCATATCCACGCAATGCTGAATTAGCAGCTTCATTTAACGTCGATGCTAATTTGCCGATTTCTGTCTTATTTAACATGAATGTATGTCTACGTACGGCAACTTCAAATGTTTCAGTTTTACTTGCGCCTTCTGAATATAAATTCGAAGATAATATATCAACTGATTTTGAATAGGCAAGTAAATCTTTGTATCGCATTGGAATTGATTGCTTACCGATTTCAAGTTGTCCGATTGTTACATTCATTGGATCCGTTTTAAAGTTATCTTTCGATAGTTTCTTCTCAAAAACAAAATCTAGGTCAGCCCAAAGATCTCCATATTTAGATCTAAATTTATCACTTACTGCCCATGGATGATTGATACTTGTTGTCATAATTTTTAAAATTTGTGAATTGTAATTGTATATACGTCATTTGAATAGTTATGTCGTACAGCAACATAACGATATTTTTCTATTAATAAGTCCATCATGAGTCCAGGATGCACATAAAAGAATCCATCATGATGTTTATTGCGAATAGGACTGAGTAAATTGAATGAAACGACTGAATTTGCTAAGTTATATAATATGTCAATATCATTGAATAACTTTTGCAAGTCAGCATCTTCCGTATCACATCTTCTTTGTGTAAATACACCTGATGCTACTACCCAATCATGTTTATTTAGTTTAGATGTTTCAAATGCTCCGGTAATTGTATCATATCCGTACTTTTGTTTAGCTAGATCTGACATAATTGGATTGTGATCTATTCCCGTCCAAGGAGCAGGTTCTCCATAAAAGTCATTAATGAAGTTTGACATATCTCCTCGGCCACAACCTATATCTAAAATACTACTATTAGGATTGAATCCAATTAATAAATTTTGAAATAGATAGTGTTGTTCTGAGGTTGTATTATATCCAACCGGAAGCGGACTATACATCATATAATCCGGATCCGTAGGTTGAAGTGAGTCCCAAGTTAGATACTGCTGATTGGTAGGATCTAAAATGTTACTGATTTTGTTTTGTGCCGTTTCTTTTGTTATCATTACCAAGAAGCTTTACCAGATGAATTTGCATCTAGATGCGGAAGCATTTCGTTAGCTACTAACTCTTTGTATGGAATCGTTGTTTGAATAACTTCCGTATCACATAGTTTAGATGTTAATACTTTATTGATATACGTTTTTGCACTAGGAGCAGTGCCTATCATTACTAAGGCAGATCGATCTTCTAAAAGAACATCGTATACTGTTGATTTATTAATAATTCGATGGTTTAATACAACCCCTACTTTATTAATGTTTTCTTTAGTAACAATGACTGTTTGACCATGTTTAAATCCCATTATTCTAAGATTTTAATGATTTTACTTGCAGTTATTGACTTAACCTCGAAGTCAAAATTATAGCCGGTAAAGTCTTTGATAACCTTAGCTTCAGCTTCAGTAACAGATAATGCTTCTACAAGATATGTTTCTGTAGTTTTTTTGACTTTCACCCCTTTCGGCGTGTCTACTTCGTCCATAAGTTGGACTTTTGCTGTGTAATAACTCATTTTATTGATTTTAATTAATATAACTTAATTATATAATAATGAAAAAACTGATAATTTCAAAATTATTTAGTTTTATTTAGCATTTTTTGTAAACGTTTTTGCGTTTTATGAAATTCGAATGATTTTTGTATTTGTTTTGGCGTTAGATTCAAGTTAACTTGCAAATTATCAAGTATATCCGCAATTAATCTTTGTTTTTCACTTGCATTTTTTGCTTTTACATCAAACATCTTAATTATTTTTTCTAAATGATTAATATAATCTTTAGGCAAGCGCTTTAACATTCTAGAATTATCAACATAGACCTTCGTTTTATCGTTTTTTGTAGATTTTTTCTCAGATATTAGTTGTTTTGTGATGTTTATGCTTTCTCGTAAAATATCTCCGTATTTAACTACCCATGCATTTTCTGGTGGGGGCGGAGGAGTTGATGTATCAGTCGGAGCGGCCCCAGAAGCTTCAGGTGCTTTTTCTGCTTTTTCTTTATCTTCGGCACCTAATCCAGCAACGTCATCTAAAGATAATTGCAATTCAATTGTATAATCAGTATTTCGACCGTAACCAGTATATGGTACAATCTTTACTATTTTGTTTCTAACTAAATTTAGTAGAATTTCCGGCGTTAAATTTAAGTCAGCGCCGCTTCGAGATATAAATTCTCTGATACCTATATCAGACGGTGAATATATAATTCCAATATGAGTTGTACCGTACGCATCAAATTTTCCTAGAAACTTTTCTTCTGCTGGTGTGAATGGAGAATCAACTGCAGATTTAGGAGCATTGTCTGTTTCTCTCGTAGGAGCTGCAGGAGCTTCTTGTTCAAGTATCATACTGCGTAATGTATGTTCAACTATATATTGTAATTTTTTCATTATACTGATTTAGATTCTGCTAATTGCGTAGTTCTGTATTTACTTGCTAATTTTTTTAATTCATTGATTGATTTGCGAGCTCGCACTCCTGCGGCTTTTACTTGCTTGTCTGAAAAACGTTCGTGATTTTCTTTAAACGATAACCAATGCATTTCCATTTCAGCGTAAATTTCTTGAGATGTCATATACTAACCTTCTTTATTATAAATATGTTATTTTACAAAACGGTCCATGAAAACTGCAATCTGCTCTCCATGAACTTCTACGGTATCATATCCAGTTAACTCAATGAAAATTATACCTTTACTTTCATACACTTGTTGAATATGATTCACATTTATATATCTGGTAGATTTTTTACCATCCTTATTAACAATATCAACACGTATGAAATGTACTTGCATTTTTAGTCACCAGTCCACTTTGCACCCATATATCCGCTTGATGGACGACCACCTGGCATTTCATATGGATTCACATTATTGTTTACAGAAGGAATATTTGTTCCTGTACTAGGATTTTTTGACCGTATATATTTCCATAATCCGGGATTGAGCTGATATGCTTGTTTAACTGTAATATTTTGTAAACTACTACGTCCTACCTTTTCTAAAAATTTATCAACAAAAACTTTAGATTCTGGATCTTGTTTCAATGCAGTATCAATTCCACGTAATAAAGATCTAGCACCTTGATCATACTTTGCTAATTTGAATGTAGAAAGATCCATAGCATCTGTTATATCGTCAGGAATATTATCCCATTTTTCTCCAACATATCGATCTGCTAAATCAGGGCCTTCATCATCTCTAGTTGCCGCGATCGCATCATATTGTTCGTCTTCAGTCATAAAATCCCAAATTTCATCAGCTGAATATTGGAATCCTTCATTTAAGATCTTTTTGATACGAATAATTTCTTCTCGAAGGATTTGTTGATGTCTTGAATTTTTAAAATTAATAAGTTCCATTGTATTACTTTACTTAAGGTTTTCTAATTTATAAATAGTCGTATATATCAAATCTTTGAATGCATCTAGCTGATTGATAATATTTGTTTCTTGTTTTGGGAATTTATCATATACTCGTTCTATATATGCTGCTAATCCTTTAAAATATTTCAACGCGGTGCTAGAATCATATTCATCATATCGTTCAGCTGGCATGTATCCTTTTACGATTCCGTGTTTACCTTGATATGTTTCAACTAATGCATCTACTAATCCTGGGATTGCATCATAATATGCATTTAATGCCATATGCGCAGCAAATGATCCATCACCGGTAGTTTGCCAATGAAAAATATGAGCTTGATCTCTCGATGCTAATAATGTTGATACTAATTTTTCAAACATGTTTATTCCTTTTTAAAATTTATACCTAAAATGCCAAGGCTCACCTACAGATTTACCTTCATCCCACGACCAACCAAATTTTTCACCATTTGTTCGAATCCAATCTTGAGCTTTGCCTGATATATCAATAGCTAATCCTAATCCGTGATTCGATGTTCCTGGATAAGCTGCGGCTACTGTACCACGTGTACCTTTTTTAGCCTTTTGTTTTGTAGTTTTATATAAGTCCCAATCAAAGATAGCATCTTGCACTTCATATGTACGATATGCGTCTGTAATATCCCAATCGGATTCTTTTAATCCATCCTCAAACGATGCTTGCTTCATTGCTAAATAAGCATCGGCTGCAGCTGGAGATAATTTTAATCCGGCGCCGATTGATTTTAATTGACTTCCAGTTAAGAAACCATTTTTTCCTGTTTGTGATGGTTGTGGTTTAAAATTAGTATCAAATGTAGATTTATTTAATGTATTTAATCCAGTTGTTCCTTGAATATCATATTTTTGTAAATCCAATTGTTCAATCATTTTAATTAACGTATTTGCGTATGTCGGACTAGTTGCATATCCGGCTGCTTGTAGAGCTTTTGCCCAGCCTTTATAATCTGTTGAACTAGTTGCATACTTCTTTACAAACTTTTGATAATTTGCGCCTTGCAATAATTCAGAATGATCTTCATATGACGCTGCATCATCTGGATATTTACGGAAACATGCTTTTGTACTAACTTTTTTGCCTGCTTCAAATTCTGATGTCTTGCCGCACCATTTTTGTCCATTATATGAACCTTTAATTCCAAAATGGTTGAATGCATATACAGTTAAGTCAGATGTGCCACTTGCTGATTCTAAAATACCTTGTGCTAAAGTAATTGAAGCAGGAATACCATATTTTTTCATCTGATCTACTGCCAACGTAGCAAAGCGTTGTATATATTCAACATTGCTACCACTTAATTTATCACTACGTTCGACAGCGTTTTGTTCTTCTTCATCTCCAGTAACTGGTTTAAGTCGATTAAGAACTGCTTTTGTTTTCTCATCAATAATACCGGTGATTGGCAATTTAGATGCTAACTGAATAGCTTCGACTGCCTTAAACGTTGTAATACCAAATGTACTAGTTGTTGTTTCCATCCAACTAATATTATATCCTAAACTAATTAACTTGTCATGCAATGTTTTAACCTCAGGACCAGAATCGCCTAATCGCATTGTTATTTCGACAGGTTCATTCGTTTTTACCCTAGGAGACAAATTCATAGCCATTACTGCCGATTTCCATTGGTTAGCAATAGTACGGTTAGCTGCTGCATTTAATCGATAATTATCCTTTGCAAAAGCCTCTTGTCCAAAATCAAGTGTATTTATTGTTACGTCAGTTTTTCCTTGAGTTGCAACCCAATTGGATATTATATCATTAGACGGATATAATGTATCACTATAAAACTTATCCCCGGGTTCTAGAAATAATTTAGATGGGTTTGATATAGCAACTACTTTAGCTCCATACTTTTTAGCTAATGCATAACATCGATCTAAATTAGAAATAGCAACATTTGGATCCATTGATTTTGAATCTTCATCTCCACCCATGATAGAGATAACATCATATCGTTTTGAAATATTAGATTTTAATATACGATATAACTGTGCTGTAGTTGCATTTGTCCATCCAACTATCTTTCCTTTAACTACACCATCGGCAATTAATTGCTTAGCATAGCTCCAATTAGATTTAGTTTGATGGTCGCCAACAAACAATACTCTTAATTTAGGAGTATTATCTGCTTCTAATAATAAAGATCTTAAACGTATCATTTGCCTTGTGCTGCATATGGCTTAACGTAATTAGTTGCATTCTTGCTTCTACTTATTTTTGTTTTAGCATGAACTCCTGGACGTTTAACCTTTGGTTTTTTAATGTGTACTTTTACCGAATTACCTTTTACTTTTTTTACTGCTGCCATGATATCCTTTAAATGTTAACACTTCATATAATCCGCAAAACCCAGCAATAACCATAATGGCACAACCAATAAAAAATGAAAATAACCTTGTCATATTAATAAATATTAGTCCACAAAAAAACCCGGGCCGCGATAGCCCGAGTCTTAACTATATTCGCCTAAGGTAGCAGACGTTCTTTATTTACGAAACGTTTCTCGTAAAATATAATCATTCCCTTTAAGATTACGCAAGATTCTATCTTCTAAAGA